GTCATCATTTACTAAAGAGGCAAGCTGATCCATAACCGTATTCGTAAATACACCATATGGCAGCTCTGTAGCCTGCAACATGTTCTCTTTAGGATTAAACTTAATGTTCGCGCGCAAACGGATAGATTTGCCTTTTCCCACCTTCAGGCTTTCCTTTACTTCCGCGGCATTCGTAATAGTTCCACCTGTAGCAAAATCCGGCGCGCAATAAATATCATCATATGATACTTCTGGATTCTGAATAATCTTAATAAGTGCCTGATTTACTTCTTTAAGGTTGAACTGAGGTACGGAAGTAGCCATAGCAACTGCAATACCTTGACAGCCATTCACAATATTCCAATATCCAATTGAAGGAAATACTGATGGAATTTGTTCTGTGCTATCATAATTGTCGTACCATTCTGTGATAGCATTTTTCTTAAGGCCATCAAACATAAAATCAGCAATCGCGCCCGCCTTCATTTCTACATATCGGGCGGCAGCATGACTATCAGGAGATGAAGGGTTGCCGTAGCTTCCTTGAACATCCTCAAGTGGGTAGCGACTGGACCAAGGTCGAGCCGCGCGTATCAACGCATCATACATTGCTACATCGCCATGGACATATGACTGAGACATCGCGGCCGCAACACTCTTCTGAGCCTTCTGAAACTTATCCTTATGAGTGAGCTTGTTGGTAAACTGTGCATATAGACCTTGCCGCAAACCAATTTTTAGCATATCTCTAACATCTGGCAATGACCGTTCTTGAGCTATAGAAGCTCCGTACTTTAGAAATGCATCTTCAATGGTGTGCTGGAAATCTACATTCTTAATCATATTTTACCTCATTATATATTGTCTGTTCCATTGCCCATTCTTCATCAGATATATGTTCTTTTGCCAATGCAATTTCAAATGCGTACTCTTCATCTAAATGACAGTAACCTTTTCGAGGAATTGGTTCATCGTCATAAGAGCATGTTCCTTTGTGGTTATTGGGGCAACCGTTGCAATACATATTCTCACTCCTTTCTTTTTATTTATTATAGCATAAATTTTAGAGATTGTCAATTATTAAATATAGGATATTTATGATATTTATAATATCCGTCGTTGTCATTCATATCCGCTGCCCAGAAGTAGTTACATTGATATCCACCATGATTTTTAATATAATAAAAACGTCTTAAAAAGAAAAATTCAAAATGAGCATTAACGTTATCAGTATAATTATATAATATTTCCTGCATTAGAGAATCTTTAATGGATTTTAATCCTAAATCCAAGCAAAGAAAAATAGCATTTTCCTCTTTATACTGTTTGTTCTTAAATGGCATGACTTTAATTATATAAATATTATCTTGTGCATAATCAAATTGATATTTAAAATAATCATAATCTAATAAATTATGAATAGATAAAATTTTACATAATGTTTTATAATAGCTATCAGTCATTAAAGCTTTAAAGATCTTATCCATATTTTCATTTTCAAACGTAACATGGCGTGAATTAGGAAATTCTTTTATTTCTTGCAGCTTTAATTTTGAAGATTTATTTGGCCCATTACCACGAGTCTTATTAAAACCATGATCATAGCTCTTATAATAATTAATCCAATATTGCTCTCTCTCATCTAATTGTTCTTCTTCGCAATGCTCAATAATTTCAATACTCCAATCATTTAAATTATTTTGCATTATTTTATGCCAATCATCAGTTTCATCGTTAAGATGCTGTTCAAGACGTCGTACTACATTAATAGATTGGCCAATATAATTCATACCAGTTGATTTCTGTGTTATTTTATATATACCGCAATAATTCATATTTATCTCAATTATTCAAAATATTAAAATCCACATTCTCAAACAAGAAGTCTCGGCGTCCCTCAACTTCCGTACCCATCAACATTTGTAACGACTCAGCCGCAGCTTCGACGTCATTTATAGTAAGAATGTCTAAGCGCCGATTTGTCGGGTGTAGCATAGATTCTTCCATATCATCTGCTACCATCTCGCCCAAGCCTTTGTAGCGACTCTGCTCCCATCCACTATGAGTTTTCTTTAGCTCAACAAGTTCATCCTCATCATAGGCATAAACATGCTGACTTCCTTTACTCAATCTATAAAGGGGCGCACGTAACCAACCGAGTCGTCCTTCTTCAATGAACTGCGGCATTAGGACATAAAAGAGTGTAGTAATAAGACACATGATATTGTATCCATCTACGTCAGCATCAACCGCAATCGCGACTTTTCCGTAATTGAGCTTCTTACCATTATATCTGTCTTGAATGCCACATCCAAGTGCCATAATGATATCAGATACTTCCTGATTCTCCAAACACTCATCAAGTGGATGCTTCATCAGGTTCTTAACTTTACCACGTACCGCATACAGTGCTTCAGTTTTTACATCACGCGCAGGCATTAGGCCACCCAATGCGGAATTACCTTCACATATAATAAGCATTGAATCTTGACCATGCTTTTCGCAATCCTTGAACTTATCAGAAGAAGTGACCTTACGCTTACGCTGTTCAGTTTCTTTCTTCTCCATATTCATAATTGCTTCTCTCGCACGAGTTGCTGCGGCTTCGGCCTTTTCAATCTTCGTAAGCATTTCTACAATCGCATTAAACTCATTTGAGTGTTGAGTAGCCATATCTTTAAGCGCATTGGAGAATGCAGTTGAAGCTAAGGTTCGAAGCGAAGCATTATTGATTTTAGATTTAGTCTGGTTCGCAAAAGAAGGATTTTCTACCTTACAATTAATTACATAGAATAGGTTCTTGCGGATATATTCACCATCAAAAGAGGCGCTCGCAAGCGTATTAAACGTCTTGGTTATTGCACTTCTCGCGCCAGTAATTGGGCTACCACCTTCTGGACACCTAAGTCCATTTACAAATACATATGCAGTTTCGTGTTTAGTGCCCCACTGAAAAGCAATTTCTAGACTATCGGTGCCATCAGAAGCAGATCCAGTAATAATACTTTTTTGTAATGGTTTTTGTACATTTTTCTTTACAAAATCTATAATGCCATTTTTCGCGCAATAAGTTTTTACATCATTTTCATTTGAAACTATAAACTCAATGCCTGGATAAAGATATGAAATATCTTGAATATCCTGACAAATTCGATTAAAATCATAACCAATTGGGCCATTTGAAAATACTTCTGGATCAGGAATAAAATCTATCCTAGTACCATTAGGATTATTACATGGTTCTTCGATATAATCCTTTAAGATTCCTTTTTCAAATATCGCTGCAGCCCGTTTGCCATCTCGAAAACTTTGAACAGTAAAACTTTTAGATGAAAGGCATACACAAGAACCGCCAATTCCATTTAAACCTGAAGCATTTTTATAGGCATCATGCGAAAACTTACCACCAGTATGACTTTTAGTAAATATAGATACTAGGACATTTTCGCCATTTTCACGAATACCAAAGGGTACCCCACGACCGTAGTCACGCACTGTAACCGAATTATTACGCTCGTCTAGCATTATTCGAATTTGTTTCCCATATCCAGCCAGTGCTTCATCGGTACTATTATTGATAATCTCTTTAAGTGCCTGATATGTTCCTTCAATATCATCGCTCCCAAGATACATCTGAATACGCGTGCGAACTCCTTCTCGGAAGGACAGGCTTTG